GAAAATTATTTCAATGTCCTGAAAGGCTTTCGGTCAGGTGAACCGTTGGTATTTACCAACTGGCAGAAGTGGCTGCTCCGTTCTTTGTATGAGCGCAACGATGTAACAGGCAGGTTGCGTTATCGCCGTGCGCTTATCGGTTTGCCTCGCAAGCAGGGGAAGTCTTTGATGATGTCTGCTGTCGGTGTGTACGGAATGATCGCAGGCGAATCAGGATCAGAAGTTTATGCTGTAGCAAACGACAGACAGCAAGCACGAATCATTTTCAATGAAGCAAAACAACAAATAGTGAACAGCCCATTGCTCGCTGCAGAATCAAAGGTGTATCGGGATGCGATTGAGATGCCACGCTTCGGATCGGTGTTCCGTGTGCTGTCATCGGATTTTAAGGGGCAGGCTGGTCTAAACCCTTCACTGGTTTTATTTGATGAACTTTGGGGGCAGAACACTCCCGATCTCTACGATCAGATGACATTAGGTTCAGGCGCACGCATAGAACCATTAACAGTAAGTATCACTACTGCTGGTTATGACTTGGATTCGTTAGCAGGGAAGTTGTACCAGTATGGGAAACAAGTTGCTGCTGGCGAAGTAGAGGATGATCAGTTTGGTTTTTGGTGGTGGGAAGCACCAGAGGATTGCAAAGTGGATGATCGGAAGGCGTGGCAGGTTTCTAATCCAAACTTGGCTGAAGGTTTACTTGACCCAGAGGATTTGGCTGTTGCAGTTAAACAGACTTCAGAGATGGGTATGCGCAGATGGCGATTAAATCAATGGGTGCGTTCACAAGAGAGTTGGCTGCCTGTGGGCGCTTGGGAACAATGTGTTTCTGATTTGCAGTTTGATTCGGAACTTCCTGTTTGGGTTGGAATTGATATGGCGTTGAAGCACGACACGATTGCTGTGTGTGTTGCTCAACCACAAGCAGATCGGGTTGTTGTGCGCTCAAAGATTTGGCAGCCCGAACTAGAAGGTGTTGATGTTGTGGCTGTAGAACATTACTTGCGTGAACTCCATAAACAGTTTCAGGTACAGGAGTTTGCTTTTGACCCTGCCTACTTTCAACGAAGCGCAGAAGCCCTATCCGATGACGGACTACCGATGGTGGAGTTCCCACAGTCAGGCGCACGCATGATCCCTGCTTGTGGTAACGCCTACGAAATGATTGTGAACCGAAAGATCGCTCACGATGGTTCACCAACATTCACAGATCAAGTGCTTTCTGCTGCACAACGGATGACAGATACAGGGTGGCGTTTATCTAAAGGCAAATCTAAAAGAAAAATTGACGCTTGTATTGCTATGGTTATGGCGTTAGATCGTGCAACAACAAAACCCGTTACACCAACCTCAGCAACAGTATTGGATATTTGGTCATGAACAAAAAAGAAACTATTACAACAGCAATAGAAATTGTGGGTGGCATTTTGATTGTTGTAGGCATCGGCTGTTTCAATGTTCCCGTTAGTGTTATTGTTGCAGGCGTTCTGATGGTTATCGGTGGAGGCTTGGCAGCATGAGTTTATGGAAACGGACTGAACAGCGTGCTTTGCCTACAAGCATTGACCCATACCAGATAACTGCACGCCCGTACTACAACAACTGGTCAGGCGAGATAGTTAATGAAACTTCTGCGTTCGCCCACAGCGCATTTCTGGCTGCTGTAAGCATCCTTGCTGATTCTGTTGCGTCTATGCCGATTGAGGTGGTGCGTAACCGTAGAGGCAAAATTGAGAACATTCCAACGCCATCTGTCTTGATGAAACCAAATGACAGACAAACAATGTTTGACTTCATTCACCAAACAATGCTCACCCTCACCATTCATGGCAACGCATACATTTATGCGCCAAGAGGATCAAACGGTTTCCCTGTTGAAATGCGCAACATACATCCCAACGCAATCAAAAACATTACAGACACAGATACAAGCGAAACTTTTTATCAGATCGGTAAAGAACAATTTTCATCTGATGACATCATTGCTATCCACTGGATGATTCTGCCGAACTACAAAAAAGGTTTGTCACCTTTAGAAACTATGCGCAACACAGTCGGTATGGGTCTTGCGATGGATAGGTTCTTGGCACAGTTTTATGGTGAAGGCGCAACACCGTCATCGGTATTGGAAACAGATCAAGCGATTACACCTGAACAAGCGAAACAGATTCGGGATAATTGGGAGGAGTCACATTACAAGCATCGGAAGCCTGCTGTGCTTCAAGGTGGTTTGAAGTGGCGTTCTGTAACAACGAGCGCAGCCGATATGCAAATGTTGGAACACAAAGAGTCAATCATTCGTGACATCGCCCGTGTTTATCGCATCCCGTTGCACTTGATTATTGGTACTGGTGGCGATTCGCAGACCTACCAAAACTTAGAAGCATTGGGTTCAGCGTTTTACAAATACACTTTGCTCGGATGGGTGCGCCGTTTAGAAGAATCTATTTCAAGCAGACTGCCTATAGATACATACATCAAGTTCAATGCTGATGAGTTCTTGCGTGCCGATCTAACAACCCGTGTCAAAGCACAACAAATCCAGATCATGTCTGGAACGATGACACCGAACGAGGCTCGTGAAATAGAAAACTATGAACCGTATGAAGGTGGCGATCAGTTTGTTATGGGCTTGGCTGGAACTGCGATAGCAGGTGTTGAGGGTGGGGAACTTCCAACATTGGGTACTGATCCGAAACCACCAGTGAGATAACTTATGAAATCAGTAGCAGTAACAGTAACTACTTCACCAACATTAATTCTCGCAGCAGATAATCAACCTCGTACTTGCTATTTCCATTCAACAAGTGGAAGCACATATCTTGGTGATAGTTCTGTTACTACATCAAGTGGATTGCATTTGCCAAACAATCAAACGATAACAATCCAAGTTCCATTCGGTGAAACTATTTACGGGATTACTAATACAGGCACTACAAATGTTCGTGTGCTAACTCCAGATTTGGATTGATATATGCCTTACGAAGTAATCATGAACGCCGATGGCTGCGATGGTCACGCTGTAGTAAAAGTTGGAGAGATGACTCCTGTTGATGGTGGATGCCACGCAACACATCAGGAAGCGTTAGATCAGATGACAGCATTAAATATTGCTACAGCAGATGAAACAGATACAAGAAATAGTGAGATGGTTTCGTTTATTGATGCTGCAATCATGATGTTAATGAAAGCAAAAGAATCATATGAATCCGATGAAGAAATGGAAGATGAACTAGAGGATGAACCGATTGAGGAAATGCAGATGCAGGAGTATCGGGCAGTTAATTTGTCTGCACCAGCGTTTATGCGTGCCTCAGCAAAACGAGGTTTGGCATTACACGCTGAAGGTGAATCAGGTGACGGACTAGTTCCTGCGACTGTTGCTGATGCTCGGCGTATGGCTAACGGTGAAGCCCTAAGCGAAAACAAGTGGCGCAAAATATCGCCTTGGATCGCACGCCACATTGTTGATCTTGACGCTGTTCAAGGTGATGAAATCACGGCAGGCTTAGTAGCAATGCTGTTGTGGGGTGGTGGTTCAAGTAAGGCGAGCGCAAGACGGGCGCAAGCATATGCCGAACGAATTGTGAGCCAATTAGAAAATGAAACTCGTGCGCCATCTAATCCGAACTATGTGACAGACAATGATCTGCTCAACACTTCGCACCCTAAATATTCAAGTGGTGGAAAAGACAAGTAAAACAAACTATGGTGAGGTAACTATGAGCGAACTATTTAACTGGATTGCAAAACCATTAGACGAGAAGCGCACGATTGCGTACAGCAATCTTGAAGTGCGTGCCGAAGGCAACGGCAATACTTTGGTTGGTTACGCAGCATTGTTTGATTCACCGTCAGAACCAATGCCATTCATTGAATATGTGAAGCGTGGTGCGTTCAGTAAAACTTTGAATGATGGTGCAGATGTTCGTTTGCTTATCAACCATGAAGGTGTGCCGTTGGCTCGTTCAAAGAGTGGCACATTGGCGTTGGAAGAAGATGAGCGTGGGCTACGAGTAGAGGCTGACCTAGATCCAATGAACCCTGATTCGGCTCGTAT